GTGTTATTGATGGAAAACTATTTTGAGTATAATTAATACCGCCTTTCGGATGTCTACCAAATACTCCGATCTTTTTACCTGATGCTGAATATGTGAATGGTGAAGTAACTAATAAATTAGTTTCATCTGAGATGGATTGAACAATTCTTGATTCATTATTGATATCAATCTTATCACCAACACGGAGATCAGTTAAGAATTGTGTTCCTGAACCCACAACTGATGCTGATGTTGCGGCAACAGTTGCAGTGCCAACAATTCGAGTGTTTGCTGTTCCGATAGTAACAATTCCACCCGATGGGGTAATTGTCTCCACTGTAGCAGCAGCATATTGTCCGTATGTGCCCGGAGGATTGACTCCAAATATAACTTCATCACCAATTGCATATCCACTACCAGGATTATTAATTCTAAAACGACCTACTGATCGTAAACTCTTAGGTGAACGAAGAGCATTTAGATCACCATATGGTGCACCAAATGCATCCAATCTTGGAGTATTTGCAGATGCACCAGACGTTACTAGAATTTTTACGTTGGTAATTGGACCAACAGTTAGTGTTTGAAATCCAATAACATCGACAATTCGTGTGTTTAGATTGGGACTTGTGACAGCAATTGAATTTGCAAATGCATAGTTTGCAGAACTTAATACGGTTGATCCATAAGGAGATACAACATCAGTTGACACAATAAAACTATTAGCAGCATTTACACCAGTTTGATCAATACCGTCAACAACAATAGTTAAAGTGACTGCGCCATTACCTGAAACTGCAACGGGTGAAAGATTCGAGAACACCGAACCACCACGGGAAACTTCAACAGATTCGACTAATCCTTTAAATACAGATGAAACTGTGCCAATGGCATTTACTGAAGAATTACCCCCAGTAACTAAAACTGCATCACCAATTTGATAGTTAAACCCACCATCAATAACATTGAACTGCCTAACGATTGAGAATGTCGATACTTCAATATTAATCGTATTACCATAAGGATTATCTGGATCAATAATTGGTATACTTACAAACTCACCATTTAAAAATTCTTTATCCAATGATTTTGTATTGATAAGAAGTTCAATTGGCAAACCAAGATTGAACGAGTCTGAAATGATACGGCGATTTGCTTGTTCAATAATTGCACTTGCGCCAGACTTCAAACCAATAACTTTTCGATTGGATAATAAATTGGTATCAAAATTATCATACACCACACGAATTGTTGAGTTGTTTGGTGGTGCAGTTACAAAGTTTATTTTACGATATTCTTTGTTGACAAAGAAATTGGTTTGTGCAACACCGTTTACAAATACACTTATTTCTTCTTTACCTACAATTTGTGCTAAGGTAAATGTTTTAGAAACACCATCACCGACATAAACTGATGCAACGTCCTGATTGATACGAAGTTTATTATCAATTTGCCAATTACTACTTGATGCTTTTAGAACATTATTTTTAGGTAAAACAAGATCAATATCTACACCAAATATTAATTGGAACAGTAGTTTGAATGACGCATCACTACCTTTTGCTTTATATAAAGGCACAAGATGTTTGAACAAAAGTGCTTTGTCTGCTTGAACTTCAAGCGGAATTAGTGTTGCATACGTGTTGTAGAAATTAGTTTCAAACTCAGCCAATGATGTATCAACATCACGAATATCACGAAGAGATTTGGCAGTCGTGACAAGATTGTTTGCTGTTTTTCCAGTGTTGGCAGTGCCTTCAAGAAACTGATAATATGCTTCTAAGAATGTAACAAACGTAGGATATTCGTCCCTGACAAATTCAGGAACTTGGCGATTAATAAGTGTCGATGTTTTTAAATCTACTGAGGACATTATACAGTTTCTAGTGTTGTACTAATTGATGTTGGATCATCTACATCTAAAGTAACTATTGTGTTTTTAATTGTGCTAATAATACCTTTTTCTGATTCTACAGATAAACGAATGTAGCCATCTGTTGATGCCACCGATTTAATGTAAATATTATTAATTTTAATTATACCAGTGTCATATTCAATTGTTCCAGCAGTCTCATCAACAATTTGACGTTGAGCAGCATTATCATAATAAACTGTTCTCAATTCTCCTGTGCGGGCATCAATTGTTGCTTCTGCTGTTGCTCCGTATCCACCACCACCACCAGTAATTGTTACAATAGCACGGGTATAATCAATACCTCGATTCGTAACTTCGATACTCTGTATTCTACCATTCACGATAGTTGCAGCAGCATTTGCTCCGACACCATCACCTGAAATTGTAACCGTTGGTGCGCTAGTAAATCCTTGTCCAGGATTAGTTACTGTAACTGCCGAAACTCCAGAAAATGATTGCGGAATTTCATCAAACTGAACCACTCTATCTGTACCAGTTGAATCAACTACTGTAAAGAATGTTGATGACAACTTATTACTAATTGTACCACGACGAAGTGGAACATTAAAATAAATGAAGTATGGTTTCGATTGATCCATAGATGGTTTAAATCTTTTCTGAACACGAACAATTACCTTTGAACCAATAATAGAATTAGAATCGGTGGCGTCAACTGCATCTTGAACTTTAGAAAGAATAAACTTAGAATCAAATTTATCCAAATAATTAGACTTGTATGATAAAATAGAATTACGAACGCCAGTTCTTAATTGATCTGCTGTTAAAATAGTTTTCTTTGCATCATAAGATATGGTTGAAGAAATCAACAAGTACAGAAATTCTGGATCACGAATAATTGTTTGTACCGCAACGACTGCCTTTGGAGCAATAATTTCATCAATGATTCTTTGCTTCTCTGTATCTGACAGATAATAATTTTGTTTTGGTTTTAGTGCAACATAGACACGACCATATGTTGGTGGAGTTTCATCTTCACCACCCCACACCGATACTGAATCTACAGCAGGATAATTTTTCTTAATAAAAGATTCATAGTCTTTAAATGTGACTAAACGATTTTGTGTAGTAAACTGAAGTGGTGCAGAGAATTTAATTTCGTCAACAGACTCACGTTCGGCACCACCAGATGCTTCACCGATTGGGTCAATGGTAAAGTTTGTTTGAGAGTTGCTTAAAGAATCCACTAATGTTGCAGTTGCTACAAAGTTATTTGCTTTGTTTGCGGCAGTTCCATTGGTAATCAAATAAGACATGGATACAATATTGCCGTTTGTTATTGCTTTACCGATTACATTATTGCCAAAGTAAATGTCGTATTTTTCTCCTCTATTTTCTTGTAGATAAAATACAGGAGATGTTGTAGTGACATTACTTGAATCTGTGACTAAACTAAAAGTTTCAATAGCAGTATTTGTTGATGATGATTGTACCGTTAAAGAAATTGTGGTGGTATCTACTCCAGAATCTGGTATTGAAAACACTTGTTTAGGATTTGTTAATTCGTCGTAAGTATAATTATATGTTACCAACTGACCTTCATGTATAGGCAGTTCCAAAAATGAAAAATTTGTATTGGATTTTGTTACTTTTGTCTCTTCAAGAGTGACGAAATTATAACTTACGCCATCAATTTCGTTTGATAAAAAAGAAAATCCTTTTGGTATGGTCAATGTTGCAGGAGTATCGTTATTGGTAATTACAGTAAAATTTAAAGTGGCACGTGGAGACTTGCGTGAGTATGGCACATATCCTAAAACTTTAGCATGTGAAATAACAGAATCACGAAGCAGTGCTGTATCCAAAAATGCCTCGTTCGCAACCATGTTTATATAATAAGCATTGTAATGTGTGTTATATGCTAGAATATCCAACAAAACATTTAGACCAGATCCTTCAAAGTCATAGTCCGTAAACTCAGATTGTGATTGTAAAAATGTTTTTAGATTCTGCTTGATCTGATCAAAATCAAGTTCAGTTACTCTTAGACGATCTGTCATTTTATCTTATACGCTCTAAAAAGAAGTTAATTGTTACTGGATTGGGCGAATTGATAATGTAGAATACCATTATAACTTTATATCCATTCTCATCCGGTGCTGGTATAGCAGTCATGGATTCAATTGCCACTCTTGGTTCATAGTTGTTTATCGCTTCAGTTAATTTACGTTCAATCGAAGCACCAAAAACGGAGTCAACAGGTTCAAATAAAAGTCCTCTAATGCCCGCTCCATAATCTGGTTGAAATGGTTTCTCATAAAAATTAGTCGAAACTAGATTCTTGACGGCATTAATTACCGCCTTTTCATTATAGTGCCTGTTCACATCTTTTTTAATAGGATGAAAAGTGAAATTCAGATCAAGG